GACCCAAAACCCCATAACATCATTAAGGCTTCTAGAGCAGCTTCCTGAGGTGCCTCCTGCTGGGGCAGCTTTGACTAAGTTCACTAATTGGTTTGATGAAAACTGGGAAACTCTGCAATACGACACTGACCGCAGATATCAAAAGAAAGATACAGTTGAAGCTATCAAGTCTTATGCTAGCCTGTTAGATGGTTTCAACTCTCAAGAGGAAATGCTCACAGGTGATTATCAAACACTGTGGAAGAGGGTTAGAGATGGGTATGATTCTTTTGGCAGATTGTCAGCATTCAGTTACCTGGAATACGTATACTTGAATGGATTCGGTGCAGACTGTGATGACTTATTATTTGAAGATAAATCAGGCAGCAAGTCTCATCGTAACGGTATGATGTTTCTATACGGTGCTGATCAGTACGTCTGGGACAAGCGTATGAAAAATGATTTCACAGGCGATTATCCAGACTTTTCTAAAATATGTGATTGGCTGAACACTGCGGCGAGTTCTTATTTAGATCGTTACTCTCAGTTAAATCCCGAAGTATCTAACGTAGGTAACTTTACTTTTGAGAGCAATCTATGTACTTTCAAGAATCATTTCTTTGGTAGACGTTATCCTGGAGTTTACGCTGACATGGCGTGGTCACGTATTGAATGGGCAGAAGAAAAAGGCTTAGATGTTGAAGAGTTTAAGGACATGAGATCTGAGTTATTACCGACATGGCTTAGAGCCGAATGTTCTAATAATAAGGTTGACATTAATAAACATGCCGCTATATTTGCAAACACAGGTACACCATTCCGAGGGGAGCATTTTTTACATGGCTAATATAATATTGAGATTATCAGGAACATTCGGTAGTGGTAAGACCACTGCTGTTAGAAGGTTTATAAATGATTACCCGCACTCAATCTTGAAAAAAGATGATAAGATTATGGGTTATGGTATCGATTGTAAAGTAGTCGGTATAAACAATCCTATTTATATTATCGGTAAATATGATAATGTTTGTGGGGGGACTGATAGTATGCCTACTCAGCTCGCGATTGCTGAAAGAATACTGGAGGCTCATAAATATGGGCATGTGCTTTACGAGGGTGCTTTGGTTTCTGCTTCAGGTTTGGGTGGTAAAGTTACTCAAATGACTGAGGAAACAGGATGCACTGTTTACGCATTCTTAGATACTCCTCAAGATAAATGCATAGACAGGGTTATCGGGCGACGCAAAGAAGCAGGTAATGAAAAAGAGTTCAACCCGAAAAATCTAATTGACAAGTTTAAGAGTGTGTCAAACTGTCGTAAGAATTTAACTGATGCCGATTTAAGAGTAGTCGACATAAGTCACATTGACACTCATCCCCCATTACTCAAAATAATAAAGGACTTTGAAAATGATCGATAGTAATCCGTATAACATGCCTGATAAAGATACTGTTATATCAACGAACGCATTACTTTATTTTGTGTGGGAGCGAGAGGCTATGCGCATCGCTAAAGAAAATAGATTTAACGGTGCATTGACTCTTGATCCTATTTTAAGTAAATATAAGTTCACTAATATTAGAAGGAAGGATGATCGAGTTAGTGAATGGATCATTAAGAACATAATAGATCTTTATCCTACTGAAAATTACAGGCAGGATTTATGGTTCGTTTTATTGATATGTCGTTTGATTAATTGGCCACCGACTCTACAGCACTTAATCAATGAAGGTATATTACTCGAAGCTGCAGGAGATTTCAACACTGCTAAATTTTCTAAGTCTATTGAAGAATTTAGAGAAAGCTTAAATGGGAAGAAAGTTTACTCCGGAGCTTACATGGTCTACCCTACTAAAAAGGATGTGGGATCAGTCAAGTCTCTATCTTTAGCGAGGTATATTATTGAACCTACACTTGACATAGGAGATAATATTGATCTCTCTTTCTTTGAGCATAATTCAATAGCTGCTTTTGTAAAAGTTCTCTCTGGTTGTTTTGGTATAAGCACGTTTATAGCTGGGCAGGTTGCAGCTGATTTAACTTATGGCGATGCTGTATTGGCCAAGGCTAGTGACCTTTACAGCTACGCACCTATCGGTCCTGGTAGTAGTAAAGGTTTGAATTACTTGCTAGGTAGAGGTCCTTATGCTTCTTGGACACAGGATCATTTTAATAGCGAGCTTATGAGTATTAACGAAAACATTAAGTCTAATTTAGAGATCACTGACCTTACCTTACATGACGTTCAAAATGTCATGTGTGAGTACAGTAAATATACCAGAACTGTTTTAGGTGAGGGAAAACCTAAGACTATGTATAGACCAGAGATGGAGTTTTAAGATGGAATTAATAGTTGACAATGTGAATGAGGCATTTTCAGAAATTTTCTGGAAGTTTAAAGTTCTTAACTTGAAACCTCAGCAGACTCGTAATGGTCCTGCACTGGTTTATCCTGAGATAGTAACTACGACTTATCGTCATCCCGAAGAGAGAGTTCTGTTTGATCCTCAAAGAGATGCTAATCCTATTTTCCACCTGATGGAAGCTATTTGGATGATAGCAGGTCGTAAAGATGTAAGGTTTGTCAAACAATTCAATAAAAACATGGCAAACTTTTCTGATAATAAAATAGATTTCAACGCTGCATATGGCTGGCGATGGAGGCAGCATTTCGGTCATGATCAATTACTTGACGTGATTGACTTATTAAGAAAAGATCCTGATACTCGCCAAGCTGTTGTGCAGATGTGGGATTCACATGACTTATATAAAAAGACTTTAGATAAGGCTTGCAATACTCAGATAGTATTTCAGGTCATTGACAACAAGCTGACGATGACAGTATTCAACAGGTCAAATGATCTTTGGTGGGGAGCTTACGGGGCTAACGCAGTTCACTTCAGTTTCCTGCAAGAGTTTGTTGCGAGGTCATTAGCTTTAGAAGTAGGTCGGTATAATCAAATCTCGGTTAACTTTCATTTATATACTGAGCTTTATAACATAGGAGATTTTTTACAGTCTCCTCCGAGTAAAGACCATGACGCATATAATAAGGGCACGATATGCTCCTACCCTATAATGGACAATATGAATATGACAGCTTTCTTAGAAGACTGTGAAAAGTTTTGTAATCTTCAAGGTGTCACGAGTGATTATAAACATTCATTTTTTAAACAAGTGGCAGTACCTATGGCTCAAATTTATAAAGAGCGTAGAGAAAAAATAAGCGATGGCATGCATATAGTTGACGATATAGCTGCTACCGACTGGAGATTAGCCACTCGTAATTGGTTAGAGAGACGAGTAAAATAACACTTGCCTTTTGTAGTAAAATAAACGATAGTATATTCCATAACTTATAAAGGAGAACTAAATGGAAAAGACACTTCAATTTATTATTGACGGATCTGCAGTTAAAAGATTTCATACCGTCACTACCATCACTCAAGACACTGTTGGTCATCACTCACATAATGTTGCGATGCTGTGCCTATTAATGGATATCACCGCCAGTAAAGCATTAATGATGGCAGCTTTATTCCATGATCTCAGCGAACATATAACCGGAGACATACCCAGTCCTGCTAAAAGAGAGTATGGGATACTTTCTCAAGTAAGTGACTTAGAGGAGAGTCTTATGCGTGAAGCAGGTGTGGTGTTCCCCAGTCTAAACGAAAAAGATAAAAGAACACTCAAGTTAGCTGACATTGCTTCCGGAGCTATTTTCTGTGCTACTGAGGTTAACCTAGGGAATATCAAACTTAAAAAGATCTTTGACACTTACATGTCTTATGCTCGGCAAATGGTTCTTAAAGGTCGCGAGAGATTGTTATTTGATGTTATTGAGGAGATGATTAATGACAAGTAAAGTAAATAAAACTCAGATCGGTGGTGATCATTATAAGTCTAAATCTGGTGGTGAGGAGCACTGGGACAGGGTGTCTAGGCTCGGTCTTAACTATTTCCAGGCATGCGCTACTAAGTATATTGAGCGGTGTTACCTCAAAGCTAAGCAGCCATTCTACACTATTCAAGATCTCAATAAGGCTAAGCATTTTATTGATAAGTTGATTGAGATTGAGGAGGCTAAGCATCAAGATGAAGAGGCATCTGGTGCTTACGTCAATCAAGACCCAGACTCTTATAAAGGTGATCTACGTTTCAAGCAGTTTGATAACGATTATAAGGATCCTTACGACAAATGAGTACGTGGGTATTTGACACCGAGACGTTACCGAACCGTACCCTGCTCAGTGCTAAGTGCATTGAGACAGGGGAGTGGTTTGACATATGGCGTCATGAACAGGATGCGGTAGAAAAACTGCGTTACTTTATAGCAAAAGATAATAAGACTTTTGTTGGGTTTAATTCTATTTATTTTGATGATGTGATCGTTTCAGCATTTTGTGCGGGCAGGTCAGAGTTGGAAATAAAAAGAATAGCAGATGATTTGATTGTTAATAGGACGCCATACTGGGAGGCATATAAGAAATTTCATTTACGTAAGCATTTAAAAGACCATATAGATCTGATTGAGGTTGCTCCATCTTTCGTGGGACTCAAAGCATATGGTTCAAGAATGCACATGCCTACTTTGCAAGACATGCCTCTGGCTCACAGCACTATGGTAAAACCTCATGAAGAGCAGCAGATACTTGATTATTGTCACAATGATGTTGACACTACTGAAAGATTATTAAACATGTTAGAGTCTGAGATAATGCTGAGAGTTGAGATGAGTCGTAGGTATGGCGTTGACTTGCGGAGTAAGTCAGACTCTCAAATGGCAGAACAGGCTTACATTAAAAGCATGGGTTTGAAAAAGAGAGAAAATACTGTACCCAAAACCATCAAGTATATGCCTCCTGCTTTCCTCAGTTTTGAGAGTGATGCGCTCAAAGAGCTGTTGGAAAAAATAACCTCACATGTGTTCTTTATGAATCAAAAGACTGGTCATGTCATATTGCCAGAGTTCCTGGGTAAAGAGATCGTATCTCATGGAGTGGGTAGATATCAACTCGGAGTAGGCGGTATACACTCAGTGCATGACAAAAAAGTATGTTACATAGCTGATGGTAAAATAATGGGTGAGATAGATGCAGCTTCTTTTTATCCCTCAATCATCATCAAATGTGGTTTTACTCCGCAGTCTTTGGGTGCAGATTTTACAGCAGAATATCAAAAGATTTATACTGAGAGATTAGCAGCGAAAGCTAGCGGTGATAAGACTACCAGTGAGACTCTTAAAATTAGTTTGAACGGTACATTCGGTAAATTAGCGAGTCGCTACAGCGTACTGTATTCTCCAGACTTGATGCTGGCTGTTACTCTAACTGGTCAGCTGACACTGTTGATGTTAATAGAGAGGTTAGAAAAGTTAGGAGTTGAAACTCTAAGCGCAAACACTGATGGCATAGCTGTGAGATACGATCAGCATAGAGCCGTCGAAGTAGATCAAGTCATAGCAGAGTTTAGTGAGCTTTCTAAATTTGAATTTGAGTTCACACCATACCGAGCATTAGCGATGAAAGACGTTAATAATTACATAGCAGTTAAACCTGACAGGAGCCTCAAAGTAAAAGGTATTTATGCTCCTCTTAGCCTACGTAAGAACCCCACTGCTCAGGTATGCTCAGACGCTGTAGGAGCGTGGTTAGCCCATGGAGTACCCTTGGGTGAGACTATTTACGCAGCTCCTTTTAAGGACTTTATAAGCGCGAGAAACGTGACTGGTGGGGGTAAACAGGAAGGTAAATATCTAGGTAAAGTTGTCAGGTGGTACCAAAGTACGAAATCAGTAGAGCCTATTCGGTATTATAAAAACGATAATAAGGTGCCAAAGAGCGATGGGGCAAGAGCATGTATGACCGTAGAAAATTTTGAAACGCACCCTAGTGACTTAGATTACGACTGGTATTATAAGGAAGCTATAAAAATAGCAGTGGCGGTAGGTGCGTCCACATATTTAACTAACTATGAGTTGGCGTTGATAGCTCCTGCTCCAAAAAAGAGGAAGAAAAATGCAGCATAACATGAAAACAGTTTACGTAGTTCAAGCAGATAGTAAGAAAGATTTATCAGATGCAAAAAGATATGGTCATTTATTGGCTGTGTTTGGAAATCCTCGCAAGCCTTATGATACTGCTGAAATGATAAGTAAAGCACGACGAGTGCTCAGTGAGTGGCAGGAAGGAGACTTCTTACTCATGCTAGGTGACCCCACACTCTGTGGAGTCTGCATGACAGTAGCTTCTGAGTATACTGACTGTATAGATATTCTTAGCTGGGATCGTAATACGTTCTGTTATATTCCGCAGCAGTGGGACTTTGAAACAAACCAGCTTAGCCTTGGCTTAGATGTCAATGGTGCACCAGTTTAACCACGGCAGTCGACAACTGCCTCAATCCAAAGAAGGAGATCAAAATGTCAAAAGAGAAGAACTGGCAAGACAGCTTACGCAAAGGTAAGCAAAAGATACCACCTCGTATTTGTATTTACGGGAGCCATGGTATCGGCAAATCAACTCTCGCTTCAGAGTTTCCTAAGCCTATTTTCATCAGTACTGAAGATGGTTTAGACTCTTTAGATGTCGTGAGTTTCCCCAAGGCTACAAGCGTCATGGACGTAGTAGAATCAATCCGGACTCTGCTCAAAGAAGAGCATGAGTTCAAGACTGTAGTCGTTGACACTGTAGACTGGTTGATTGAACCTCTAATTCAAAGCAGTGTAGAGTCCGCTCACGATGCTAAAGAATTAGCTTATGGTAAAGGGCAAATGATGGTAGCTGAAGAGTTTAGAGAGATACTTCAGGGACTAGATCATTTACGTCATAAAAAGAACATGAACGTGGTATTAGTCGCTCATGCTTCAGTGACTAAATTTGAAGACCCTCGTACAGAGCCGTATGATCGGTATCAACCCAAGCTACCTAATCGTTGTAATGCATTACTGCAGGAATGGACTGACGTCCTCGCCTTCTGTGCATTCAAAGTATTGATACGCAAGAGTGATGCTGGGTTCAACAATACTAAAAATAGAGGCGTAACGACCGGAGAAAGATTGTTACACTTTATTGAGAACCCAGCCTACATGGCAAAGAATCGTTATCGCTGTCCTGAGGAAATTGAGATGTCGATAGAAAACTTAACTAAAATAGTTCCAATAGCACAATAAGGAGAATCAACATGGCTAAATTTGGATTTGATCTAGACGAAGTAGAAATAGATGTTCAGCAGGACTATCGCCCATTCCCCAAAGGTAACTACAAGCTGCAAGCTGTAGAGGCAGAGGAGAAGGAAACAGCCAAGCGTAATGGTACATACATCAAAGTAAAATTTGAGGTGGTGAGTGGCGAACATACTGGGCGGTTACTCTGGGAGAACTTTAACGTAAGTAACCCGTCAGAGGTTGCCCAACGTATCGGGAGGCAGCAACTGGTAGCTTGGGCTACTGCATGTAACAAGCCTGATGCAACTGACACTGATGTGTTGATTGGTAAAACATTTGAAGCGTCAGTTGATATTGAGAAAGGTACTGGCGGTTACGAAGATAGCAATAAGATTAAAGGTTATCTCCGGAGTGATGCCTACGACAAAATTGCTGCAGTACCTAAGGCAGCTCCTGTTGAGAAGGAAGAGCCCAAAGCTGAGGTGAAAAAAGATACACCATCTAACCCTTGGGACTAGTATGTAGTGGAGAGAGTCGCAAGGCTCTCTCCTTTTATAAAGGAAAGCGATATGCCATCAATACCAGAGACCTCAGGATTAGAACTTATTGATAAGATCTATGAAGGTTATGTCAGAGAAGATAATAATGATAAGTTATATCTTGGTAGGCTAGGCTCTTCTTCAATAGGTAATGAATGCATCAGAGAGACTTGGTTTAGTTGGAGAGCATTTGACAGAGAAGAGTTTGAAGGCAGAGTGTTGAGGTTGTTTGGTACTGGTCACTGGCAAGAAGACCGAGTGGTTGAAGATTTACGCAGAGCTGGCTTCAGCGTCTGGGAAAAAAGAGATGACGGTAAGCAGTATGAGTGTGTTGACGATACTGGGCATTTTATAACTAAACTTGATGGTATTATTAAAGGAGTGCCAAGGAGAGATGGTGCTCACATATTAGAAATAAAGACTCATAATAAAGCCAGTTATAATGCTCTATATAAACATGGGGTGCAAAAGAGTAAACCTGTACATTATGCTCAAGTTCAAATCACTATGAAACTTCAGGGACTCTCTTCATGCGTCTACTTGGCAGTGTGTAAAGACGATGAAAAGATGTACTGTGAGATTATAGAAGCTGATCAGGTAGAGCAGGATAAAATACTCAAAAGAATAAAATCACTAACAGAAGCCACTATGAGACCTGCAGGTATCAGTGACGATGCAGGTAGTTTTGGGTGTAAGTTCTGTACTTATAAAGAGGTATGTGTTAGAACTAAAGAGCCACTGCGTAACTGTAGGACATGTGTAATGGCACAGCCTACAGTTGATGGTCAATGGCTCTGCAACTTAAATAACCACACTCTGTCTTTTGATGATCAGAGAGCAGCTTGTGAAGAGTACGAGGCATTATGAGAGTAAAAATAAATATAGAAATAGAGATTGGGGATTACGAGACTGAAGAAGTTATGGACTCTGTGATAGAAATTATTGAAAGTATAAAGGAGTTTAAAGATGATAACGATAGGGATTGATCCAGGAATATACGGAGCAGTTGCTTTTTTAGAAAATGGCAAATATAAACATGTGGAAGATATGCCAGTGATTCAAAAAGGGTCGGGTGCTGTTAAAAATGAAGTCAATCCTAGTGCTCTAGTTACTATATTGAGAGAGTATGCACCAGCTGATGAAGGCATATTAGTTGCTTTGGAAAGGGTAAACGCAATGCCAGGACAAGGAGTGTCTTCAGTTTTTAGTTTAGGTGATAGTTTTGGAACAGCAAGAGCATGTGTAGCTGCCTGTAGATTTGAAATGGAATATGTTACTCCTAGAGCTTGGAAGAAACATTTCAATTTGACATCAGATAAAGAGATGTGTAGAGCACATGCTGTTAAAATGTTTCCTGATGCTGAGTTGCATTTAAAGAAGCACGTAGATAGAGCTGAAGCACTTTTAATGGCAAGATGGGTTTATGAGAATAGAGATTGAAATTAGAAGAAAGACGGAACAAGTATATAGTTTACGATGATGAGGGATGGATATTAGTTATCACCTCTGATAAAAGAGTAGCTAATCATTTCATGGCAGAAGGAGATAAATATGGCAGAGGGAAAAACAAGACACGGAGGTCCGTACGACCGAGGGACAGCCGATAGTTATTATCGTCGAGGTCACACACCTCACTACTTTACAGGTGCGACTGGTTTTAGTGATCGGATTGAAATGAAAGACATGTCTGAACAGCAAATAAAAGAGTACAATGAAGGTTATGAAAATAACGAAGAAAGAGGTGATTTTAAAGACTGGGGAGAAGATAGAGAGTATGATGACAATCATGAAGATGAGTATTAAAAAATAAAACTTGCTTTTTTACGGAAATAAAACTATAGTATTCGGATAACTGATAACTCGGAGGATAGAAATGAAATTACGAGCTTACCAAAACGAAGCGGTATCAGCTGCATATGCTGCGCTTTCACTAAAAAAGAACCCAGTGTTGCAACTCGCAACTGGTACTGGTAAATCCCTTATTATTGCGGAATTAGCTAGGTTATACAAGGCTGAAGGCAAACGAGTCTGGATTCTTACGCACGTTCAGCAACTGGTAAAACAGAACGCAGCTACTTATTTGAAGTACACTGGTGAGAGAGCTGGTGTGGTCTGCGCTGGGTTAAACCGAAAAGACACCAATGAATCTATCATATTCGGCACTATTCAAAGCATGAATGGTGTCTTGAGTGAGATGGAAGACCCAGACCTCATCATTATTGATGAAGCACATAGAGTCCCGCATAATTATGGCGAGCCGACTCTTTATGAGAGTATACTGCGTCGGTTTAGTTCTGCATTACGTGTTGCTATGACTGCCACCCCATGGCGCATGGATAATGGTATCATTTACGGTAATGGTGAAGAGTTCTTCTTTGACACCTTAGCTTACAATTACACTGTGACTAAAGCTGTTGATGATAAATGGCTCTGCCCTCTTGTGGGTGTTGAGACTGATATTCAACTTGATGTTCAGAACATATCTGTTAGCGGTGACTTCGTGCAAAAAGAAGTTGAAGAGGTTCAGACATTTGAGTGGTTAGAAGCTGTCGTCAACTCTCTTGATCAATTAGCAGGTAACCGAAACTACTTAGCTGTCTACTGCCCGACAGTTCAGACTGCCACTTGGACTTCACGTCTTATTAATGCTTCTACATCTCGTCGTTCTGCCGTTCTTACCGGAAACATGGATCAAGAGCAGCGTAATAAAGTCTTCTCTGATTTAGATAGCGGTGAGATATCTGTAATATGCTCAGTTGATATGATAACAACTGGGTTCGACTTCCCTGCCTTGGATTGCATAGTATGCCTGAGACCTACACTTTCCTCCAGTCTGTGGGTTCAAATTCAAGGTAGGGGAACCAGACTACATGAGAGTAAGAACAACTGTCTGGTTCTAGACTATGCTGGTAACCTTATCCGTTTGGGTGGGGTTGACATGTACGAGACGTTCTACAGGCAGAATGGTGAGAAGGTAGACGCTACTGAACCTCAGAAACCATACGAGAAAAAGCCTAGGACGCTGTATCCAGGACTAACCACTATACTTCCTATTGACCCCATGACGGGCAGGGTTGCAGGTAGCTCCTCGGAGTTAGAAGTCCCTGTGCATAAAGTTAATGCTGTCGTTATGCGTACTCGTAACAGCTCACAGCCGATGTTGATGGTAACTTACACGTGCTCCACTCCCGAGAACGCTCGTATAAACGCGACAATGTTTATAAATACGTCATCACCTAAAGATAAAGACCATGACTTCTTCCGTAGACGTAGGATGGTGGTCAGTTTACCTATGCCAGCTAACCGAGTTTCATATCTAGTTAAGAATGCTCAACTCCCGAAAACTGTCAAAGTTAAAAAGAATGGCAAGTATTGGAATGTCATTACTGAAAATTTTAACAGTATGCGGGGAGCAGCATAAATGGCAAAGACTCCTAAGCACATATGGGCTGTTGAAGATGAGCCAAGCACCTTAGATTACGCTCTAGCCTATGCTAAACTCGGGT